TCATTAAGGTATGATATCATGCAACAAGCAATAGCAATTTCCAAAATATATAAGAAAATGTTAATCCATTATATTGGAAGATAATCAACATGGAGATAATCAACATGGAGATAATCAACATGGAGTTGTTAGCATGAAACTAATTATTGCTTACTTGCTACTCTATCATATGCAAATGCCTTGGTACTGTTATTTCTTAGTTCTGATTGCACAAGCAATTATATTTACAATAACTGAATCAGAAATACCTTGTAAAAAGAGGAATTAAGTATGAAACTGCCGAAAACTGCGTATAGACTAGATTGTTGGGATGATGATAAATCTGAATGGACACCTGTAGCCTACTCAACCACTCGAAGCATTATTAATAGTGAACGAACAAACTATCACAATCATGGTTATCGTGAATGCGATTTGAGAATTGTAATTTTGGATAATAAAACTCAGAAACCTAGGAAGGCAACCAAACAATGAGTCCTTACCCAATGAATCCTAATCTACAACACTCTCCAACAATCATTGGCATTGCTGGAAGGAAAAGGGTAGGAAAGAATACAGTTGCAAATAATATTGGTAACTATTTTGATGAGCGACTAAAAGTGTGGTTCATTCGCTCATTTGCTCAACCTATACGTGATACAAGTTATGTCTTAGGATGGTCAGCATCTGAAATGGATATTGTCAAGGATGCAACCCATCCCATTTGGGAAATGTCATGGCGACAATTTGCTCAGAGATTAGGTGATGCTTTCAGGAATGATATCCGTTCTGATGTACTATTAAAGATGATGGATATTCAATTAAGTAAAATAGGCAAACATGTTGATTACGTAATCATTGATGATATAAGAATGCAGAATGAAGTAGATTATGTTTTAAATAAGGGTGGTTTCATTGTAAATGTTTTACGTGAAAATGTTTTGCCCCAAACTGAATATCAAAAAGAAATAGCTTCTCATTCAACTGAACAAGGAATAATTAGATACCAGTATACACTAGGAAATAATGATTCATTAATTAAATTAAAATCAAATTGTGTACAATTAGCTAAAGATATATTGGAGTGGAGTAGGAGCAAGAACAATGTCACACAAAAAATTAATGGGAGGCCCAACAATGTTGGATGAACAGGAGGTTGATTCAAACAGGTCTGAATGCCCTATTTGTCATGGGATAGGAACAGTCGAACATAACCGTTGTCATGGACGAGGTTGTGATGGTTGTGAAAATGGGGAATTAGTTTGTATGAAATGTGATGGATTAGGCTTTGTATGTGATGGTAATGTGGAAGATGAGGAACTAGATATTGAAGAGGAAGATAATGATAACATAATCAAGGAGGAAGATGATAATGGATAATCCCAATTCAAACAAACGACTAGTAAAATGTATTATTGATTGTGAAACTACTGGATTAAATTGTTTTGAACATGACATGATTCAATTCGCAGCTTTACCTATAAATGATAAGTGTGACACAATTATGTCGCCACTCAATATTAGAGTTAAAGCTATTACACCTGAGTCTGCTTGTCCATTGGCTATGAAGGTCAATGGCTTAGACCCCACTCAAGGACTATCTATTGATGATTCCAAAGTTGCATTAGCAAGTTGGATGCGAGAGAATAGTATCGAACAGATTATACCTATTGCTTTCAATTATATATTTGATTATGGTTTCATCAACAAATGGCTAACAGTTTGTGGTATCCGATATAAGGAGGTTTTTCATTATGCCCATCGTGATGTCTTCGTTCTTGCTAATTGTGCTAATGATGCTCAACGATTACGTAGTCAACATATCTTATTTAAAAGTGTATCATTAGCATCCGTTGGTAAAGACCTACGTATTGAGCATACTCAAATGCACAATGCGTTATCTGATTGTTATTTGACACTTGAAGTATATAAGAAACTATTGTTGATAGCATGAAAATAGATTTATCAAATGTTAATAGTATTAAAAATATTAATGCACCCTATCAATTTTTTACAATAGATGAATACATAAAACATTATAAGCCAAGATATGTCAAAACTATTAAAAATGAACCCTGGTTTTGTGTTTACACATACATAGGTTACGTTTCAACTGACCCTAAAGATTGGAATATAAAAACAACAACATGTTAAAAGGATTGACATGAGCCTCGAAGACTTTGAACTAAGAAAAGATAAATGTTTCAGATTTAATAGAAAATATTACGAAAAGGAAAGGAGGAAGGAACTGGAGCAAGAACAGCAGAAACGTTGGGAAGAGGAGGATAAGAAAGAAATGGAGAAACTAAATGAGTAAGATGAATGCCGTTGGTTCAGTATGGAAAAATGAAGCTGGTTACTGGGATGCTAAAGTAGAAGCTAAAGACCATGAATCGAATCTTTGTTTTAGTGTTTGGGGTGAGAGGAGAATGAAAGATGCAATGAATATATGTAATATTTATTGCGAAGACTTTCTTAAATGGAAAATTACAGTATGGGAACACACCCCAATTTTCCAGGTTAACTTTAATTAGAGGTATGAAATGAAAAAGTTAACCTGGAAAAATGTCGCACTAAGTATTGGAGAACAAATTGCTCCGATTGGTATTTCAAATTACTATAAATTGACACCCCGACAATGGTATAATTGGGTTTTACAAATAATTAATAAAAAGTCAACTAGTGGAGCAAACAAATGAGCAATAACAAAAATCTTTTTAATTGGTTAAAGAAACTAATCAATGAATGGACTAATAGAAATATTTCTGATTCCGTAATCGAAGAAAAGATTCCAGGTACCGTTAATGAATTAAAATGTGCTTGTGGAAATACATTACATCTTGATTCGGAAATCACAAAATTAAGGTGTGTGAATTGCCAAACCAGTAAGCCAATTACTATTAATGCAACTAATCTTGGATACTTCTCAAATATTGGTACATTGAAGAATCTATATCCTAGAGCTGGAGAAGGTGACTTAGCAACAGTTGGTACTATTACTTATGTATACAAGGGGAAGTGGATGAAATTATGAATAATTTAATGACTAAATCATTAGTCAACAAATACCTCTTCGTTGGTGGGCCGGTGAGCGGTATGGTTCTGCTTCTGCCATCTGATTCAAAGAAAATAAATATCAAAGATAGAGAACGGATTATACAAGTATATAAGAAAGTATCAATAGCCTATGGCAACAAGCATTTAAGACTAATGACTTATGAAGTATTCACGCCCAATGGTGAGCAGACACCCGAACTCAAGGCTGAGTTCGAGAGACAACTCCCTCATCTTTTGGAACAAATATGCTAACCACTATTATATGTACTTATAATATGGGAACAGGTTCTCGTATTGATGGAAGTGATTTCTTAAGTAAGTGTCTATATAGTTTCTATGATACTAAGAGAACTGATAATCCACTAATCATTATAGATGATGGTTCAAATGATGATACTGATTCCATAATCAGAAGTTTCATTATAAAAGGCTTTCCAATCCAAAGATATATGAGACACCCAGTAAATGTTGGATTGAAATTATCATTCAATGAAGCAGTCTTTTACTGTGATACACCATACTTCATAAGAGTAGATGCTGATATAGTTTTCACTACGCCCGCATGGGATACATTACTGATTAAACATATGAATAAGTATAAATGTTGTGGTGTAGTAGGTGCAACACAGATTGACCATTTGAAACGTGTTCATTCGGTTGGTGATAAGTTCTATCCATATTATCATCATCTCAAGAAAAGAATAAAAGGTAGTCACGCTGTCTGTGAATCAGTAATGGGTTGTTTCTCATGTTTCAGAATGGAAGCATGGAAAAAAGTAAATGGCATCACCTGTCCTCAATGGTTACGCTGTGAAACAGAAGACATCAACTTGCGTATAAGGAAAGTAGGTTACGAGATACATTGTCTACCTTGGGAATTCCAACACAATCATGGATTAGCCAATAAGAAAACTGGGAGGTACAATGACCTAGAGCAGCAGATGAAAGATATCCAAGAATTCATGAAGAAACAACATAATATAACCTTTTATAAAGAGTGATACTCATGCCCAGGTGGCGGAATGGCAGACGCAAGGGACTTAAAATCCCTCGGGAAACCGTGTGGGTTCGACTCCCACCTTGGGCACCAATACCATGACTAATTACATCATCAATCTTCTACAATCCAAAGCATTGAAGAGTTCTTGTGTATTCAAGGTTTCAGCAGTAGCTTTAGATAGGAAGGGTACAATCCTTGGTACTGCTGTAAATAATCCCCGCTTCAATCGTTATCACGGTAGTATCCATGCTGAACATAAGCTCATTATCAAGTATGGGAAACAAATCAAACAAATCATTATTGGTAGGGTAGGACGATATGGAACATTTCTCCCAATCAGTCCTTGTGCTAAATGTAGTAAAATGGCTATGAAACTGGGAATCAAGATATTGAGTATTGGAGAGAAGCATGAATCCAATTAACTTCAAAGAACAGAATTGCATATTTGCTGAACATCAACAACCATATTTACCTTTACCCGTCCATAAAACAGATGATGGAATGGTAGTATCCTGTTGGAAGCTAACGTGGAAAGAAAGACTTAAAATTATATTTACTGGAAAAATCTGGTGTGCTTTACTTACTTTCAATTCACCGTTACAGCCTCAAAAACTTCAAATAGAAAGCCCATTTGAGCTGGGTAAACAATGAGTGAAATAACACCCATCTACGATTGCAGAATGTGTCAAGGCACAGGCGTAATAGTCTGCCCTAAATGTGATGGCGGGGGATGTGAGCAATGTTTCCAATGGGAAGGGGAAGTAATGTGTCCTGACTGCAATGGCTCAGGGAAGAGTTACTTCGGAGTGTGTGTCCATGATTTCGTAATCAAACAGAGTGAAACCAAGGATGGTGGTCTCAAACGTGTATGTACTAAATGTGGGAAGGAGGAATGATATGGAAGCCCGATGGGTAAATGTAACGTATAAGGATGGGACTGAAACCAAAACAGTAGAAGGATTATTTGTTGGTGCAATGTCGCATAACTGTGTACCAAGTATATCAGTTAATTGGAATAATTTATCATTGCTAACGATACTTACAGAATCAGGGGAAACAATTGAACTAGACGAAGAAATTCTTAGTCACGCTCAAATCATAGTTAGCGAGAGGAGATTGCCAAATGGTAATAGTAGTAATAGTGATGGGAAGAACTCAGAGAGTAAGAAAGCATTACAAGAAGAAGCAGGAAACAAAAAAGTATAAGAAGAACAAACAACAAGACATCAAACCCACCCAATACTTTTCAGATAGTGATTTAGAACCGAATGATAAGGGTTAGTTCACGGCCCCATAGCTCAGTTGGTTAGAGCAAATCACTCATAATGATAAGGTCGTAGGTTCGAGTCCTACTGGGGCTACCTTTTCTTCCTCATCAAACTTTTCTTGAATCCCTTAGTAGCATGATATAACATTACTTGCTTCTTGGAGAATACCCTGCCACTAGGACTACGATACTTCCCTCTACTAATCTTTGTGAATGGCATATTGGGACTCCATATTAGTTCACCTCTTGATTACGTAATCAAGCTTGTTTCTTACTGGGATACTGATACTCATGCTTCATGCCATCAAGTGTCTTATTAATAAGTGGTAAATGGTCTAGATATCTTTTCTTTTCCCCTCTAGGCTCATGGCCTATTGATGGTGCGTAATCACAGTTAGCATTTACGGCTGCATCACAAGCCATAAAAACTATATCTGAACATCCCCAGCATTTCGCTACTAGGACAGCTGTCTCAATGGACAGCGGGAATCGCTTATCCTTAACAGCTAATTCAGAGTGAATAACTGTTAATACTTTCGGATGGTCATGATACCATTTGCAGTAGAAGGGCAGAATCATAGTCCCATACTTACTATAACAAGTCTCACCAAGTATCGTGTCTTGCTGGACACAGTATAATGGATTAGCTATAGCACCATGTTTCTCGACACTATGAATAGCCTCGTTCAAGGCTATAACTGGGCAGTCAGGCTTGAACAAATCTCCCTTATCAAATGGTATCTTATCGAGAGTTGGCCCCTTCGCAACAATATAACAAGTCTTATCCTTATACATATCTTTCTGGGTTTTAACAAATTCTGAATCACCCATTGATACACGATGCAGAATCCATTTATTCTTTTCAACTGGCTTACATAGTCTATTAAGAATAGTTTCAGCTTGCTTATTCTGCCTAATCAAGATGATACCACCATCAGCAGTTCTCTTGATACCCTTCATTTTGAGGACAGCAGTAATATCCTTACCTGCTTGGGTCTTTTGATACATAGGTAATCGCAGCATATCAATATATAACTGTGCATCATCACCTAAGAGTTCTCTCAGTTTCTGGAACTCTACATCCTGTACTGGTAGGAACGAGTGTCCACAACCGAATCCCCTCCTACCGGGTAGACCTTTCAATCCAATTAACATCTTCTTTTCAGCGAATTCTAGGTACTTCTTGCCGGCGGCATTGCGCCAAAATAGGATATCAATACCTGTACTATTACCCTTACCAGTAAGTTCACAAGCCTGTTTTAATTTCTCAATATTTATGGAAGTAAAACCTGTTTGACAAAGAGAAGCATGATTCCTATTGTGCATATGACGATAGGTCTGGTTCTGAATATTATAATAAATTGCTTCACCCTGACCAACTATATGATTATGTGCTAACCAATTATTCATTTGTTCGATATAATTGGCTGCATAATAGTCATCATCTTCAATGACCATTATGTGATTATATTTAATAAGAGGCAGGGCTACAAGTAAGTTGAGATGTAGAGTGTGCGGAGGTTCACCCGCCAATCTTTCTCTTTTCTTGTAGTCCTGCCCGAGTGTACAACGTGTGTCTCTTGTGATTCCGTCATCAATAACTATCCATTGGTTAGGCTTAACAGTCTGCCTACCCATCCACATCTCACAAAACATAAATGTTTCGTATCTGTCACCTGTCGGGGTGATTAGCGTAATACCGTTCTGCATAGTCGTAACCTTTCTCAATATTCTCCGCGTTTGTTTTGGGATTGAACTCCAGTAGTCCTAGTATGTATGGTATCTCGATAGTTGTAAAACTCTTATCATCACCGACAATTGCTTCTCCGAGCTTGATACTTAACTGTTCACATTGGTAACGAGCAATCCAAAAACAATGCGAAAGAGCTTCAATAGCTGACAATGAACCCCCTTTTTCCATAGGTTTGTAAGCACCGAGTCTTATAATTGTGTACTTGACATCTTTCCATGCGGGGTCGATAACGGAATAGTATTTGGCATACTTAACAGCATTCGCTACTGGACTATTACAAGCTACCCCACCATCATATAATCTATTATTATCAAATGGGTCAGCAATCGCTGCGAAGACACCGGGGATGTTAGTTGTGATTGCACAAGCATCGTCAACACGATACCCATCGCGCAAACTCTTAACTGAATTGACAGCATCAATATCAGTAGCAAATACTTCAGTATAGACTTTCAAATCACTCATTACTAAATCTTTAGCAAAAAGATTATGTGTGACCTTCTTGATGTTAGAACGGAAATACCCACCTTTCATCCAACCAAATAGGAGAGGATACTTAATCAAATCCCATTTGGATAATGTAGACATATCAGTTACAAGTTTCTCAATACTTCTTAACCATAAGAGTCTTTCGTTATTACTGAGTCCACCTTTTTCATTCTTTATATTGGTATAATTAGAAGCAAGACACAAACATACTGCTCCACCAATACTTGTTCCAAACATTGCATCAAACTGTATTTCCTTTACCTTAACAAGATATTCTACTACACCAGTAGCATACAATCCTTCAGCCCCACCACCTTCTATTATTAATACTTGTTTTGACATAGAGCCACCCATTATTTAACTGGAACATTTGTTATCGGAACATTTGTCACAGGAACATTTGTTATCGGAATGATTTCAATCTTAGTGGGAGTAAGCGGAGTAGCTGTTTCCTTGATATCAATAATAAAAGGAATCTTAATAATAGATTGGGGTTCCTTCTCAAGCTTTAATATGGCATCCTGGCCCATTGGATAAATAATTATTTCTTCACAGAAAAGTGGATGTCCTGAAAGTAATTCATAGGTTACAGCAGTAACCTTAGCACCCTGTCCACGAGCCATCGGAAAAATAGTTAGAGAACCATAGCCCATGCCTAGTTCAATCTTACCGGGAGTATTAGCATCCATAGGGCTAGCCTTAACCCAGCCACCAGTCCACTCTGTACGGAATCCATTGAGATTTGTGCTAGAGCAACCAACTAACAACATTGATAACGTAATCAAACCAATGATTGATGCCTTCATATTTCATTCTCCGTACAAGGGTCACACTTTATATGATTCGTTACGAAGCTTGTCTTATCGCAGAAGTATACATACTTCTTAGCACCACAAGGCGTAGGAACATTTCTGAAAGAACGGAACTTACATTGCTTATAGATACGATGATGTACCCAAGAGTCTTTCTCGTCAGGTTCATATCCTTTCTGTGGCATTGGAGGTTTGTGTCCCTTATGAGGATAAATAATATCCCCATTGAACATGAGTCTTCCGCCATTTGGTATACGTTGGTTAATTGGTTGTTGCTCCATAGTACTCCTTATCCGTGTCCATCAGTACTAAATAAAGTCATTGCTAATATAATAGCAATCAATATTACTGCTGAACAAATCATCAGACATAGAAAAATTGTATTCATATTGTTTCCTTTTATCAGCCTCCCAATCCTCTTGATGTAGCAAATGGTGCAAAAGTAAAATATGTCCAAGTATCAGTACTAGGTACATATTTATAAATGTCACTATGATTATAATAAATCCAACCATCAAAAGAATATCCAAACATGCATATAAAACTTCCATCTGCTTGAGGGGATGTCTTAGCTTCTAACCAATATGTATCATCAGTTGAACCTCCAGGCACTCTTCTAGATAAAGTAGTCCAAGCATTTGCTGTAACATTATATTTATACCATCCAGTATTATAAAAATAAGCACTACCAGTTCCATCACCTACAAAGAAGTTCTCTCCAATCATCGTTCCAGTATTAGATATACCAATATTAGGACAGTCTGGAAGATTGCTCCAAGTATTTGTCATAATGTCATAGACATAAGCTTTCTTACAAGTTCCAGTTATAGGTGGAGAAGCAGCATTACCTAATGCTGAGTATATCTTTCCATTGTATGCTCCGCATACTGGCCCTCTGATTTTTAAGGGGTAATCAGCTATTGCTGACCATGCATTAGTTGTAATATCATATACGTAACATCTCTCAAGATTCTGAGCAGTTACTCTACTATTGCCACCAATGATATAAATTTTATTATTATGTGCAGCGATACCACTAAAACTATATGAATCACCTATGAAATCAGCAAGTCTAGTCCATACTTTAGAAATAATATCATACTCAAACCATTTAACACTTGCATTAGCAGTTCCACCTCCTGGCCCTCTAGTACCCATTCCAGAATATAATTTATTACCAAATCTTATACTCATGGGTACAACTATATCACCATCTGGGTATGCTGTTTCTGTAGTCCAAGTACCGTTGGAATATTTATGAAAAAGCGTATACCAGTTAATTGTATGAGTATAATACCAACCTTTACCATATAAGAACTCAGCCCCTGCATCAAGTTCTAAAACACCAAGAGGTGATCTATATAGGCTACCCATTGGTGTTCTAGCTCTTGCACCAGTATATGACATATAATCTTTCTGATTACGTAATCAAGGACTGGGAGGTGCGTACTTACTATCATGAGCAAATGCTCTACTATCTGTATTAATATCCATCCAAACACATTTCCCATATTCCTTTGATGTCAAACCAGTTCCATTAAGTTGATATTGAACAGTAATTATAGTCCCAGGTTCCTTACTAGTTTCAGCAACATACTTTGGAGTAATTATTTGATATTCATCCGATTCACCACTTTTTACAGCCTTACGTACTTGTAACGTGTTCCATTGAATAGCTGAATAATCTATACCGCCAATAGTTTTTCCATTCCAAGTCATTTGTCTTAATGCAATCGGCATTGAAGCATACAGGAAACCATTTATATCAACAATCTTATTCTTAATAACAAATTCTTTAACTATTGTACTAAATCCAGAACTATCTACTAATCTACAATATAAAGTATTTGTATTAATTTTAACTATCATTGCATTGAAAAGAGTAAACATAAGAGTATCAAGAATCTCAGATTCTGTTAATGTTTGGTCGGCTAATGTAGCATTTTCTTTACGATGTCTACCATGTTTTAATATGGACGGTAAAACACGTTTCATTGGACGTTTCTTCGTGATTGCATAAGCAAGTGTTCCTAAGCCAGCAGCAGGGTCGCCAGGATGTACATCCAAACTATCATCAAGATAGGCTTCACCTACTCCATGCTTCAGAGGTAGCCAAACACTCAATACTATTTGATGAGTGACACTATCATGTCCTACCCCACGTACCTCACCCAATACTGGTGTGCCACCATTTATGAAAGGCACGTTGATTCGTATTGCATCCCATACCTGAACATTTAGACTATATAGGAAAGTATTAATTTCAAGTGTATACCAACAATTACTCTTTCTATTCATCCAGAAATCATGACTCTTCTGTACTAATGATTTGAAATTATATATAACACTATTTATCTCGAAATCATGTTCACCATATATATCAACATTATTTTCACTTTTAATTTTACTTTTTTCCGTTTCTTCGTAAGTAAAATTCCAGAAAGAAGTAAATTTAGTAAAGATATCATCTGAAGATGTCTTGGATATATCCATACTTTTGAAACGAATATTTGCTGCTAATGCCTCAAAGACATAACTAGTTGGTGCTTTAGAGAGATACTTTAGAAATATTTCTCCGGCATCTATGAATACACCAAGTCTAGCTAACCATGCAACTTCTTGTATTGCTTCAAGTGCATCACGCTGAGTCAGGAACGCAAAATGACTTGGATAATTTGTAATTAAAATACCTACTGCTGTAAAGTTTCCAGCATTAGGAATAAGAGATGTACGATTAAGAGCTATCCAATTGATTACATCAGTAGCAGTATTACTATTAATAGATGAACGTAATGACATATAAATATTATTATCATCCCATCCATTTTGTGTAATATCTTTTGTTAAGTATAAAGTAGTCAATGTTTCCATATTTCCATTAACATTCAATACGTGAGCTAATGTTACTACATAATCATCCTCAGGTAATAAATACAGCACACCTTCGTTCTTACAACATACCTCAATACATTCTGTACTGGCGACACTATTGAAAACATATAAATCAGGTGGCGCATTATGTATTTTAACTGTTGTTCCAGGCCCAATATCCCAACGTAATGGTGAACTATCTGAGGGAAGCATTACCCATTGATATGGAATCTGTCCTCTAGCTTCAGCAATAGTTGCATGTTCACCATTCTCATCATCAGTAGCCCCACCAAGCAATACATCACGACCGAAAGCATCCTTACAAGCACGACTAAAATATATCTTATTATTAATAGTATCTACTTCTGTAATCTGAGCAACAAAACTTTCCATGCTAATTTTTTTACCAACATCAATTTTGCTATTATCTTCTGCATCATCAAGAGTAGTATACTGGTCACTATTAATTAGTTCATGACAAGTAGAACCATCATCACGAATGAACTCAATATAATAATAATGTGACATATAACGGATATGAACAAACTTTCCTTTGAGGTCAAAGAATCCTACACCATTTACCCATGCACATGAAGCATTATTATAATCTGAATCATCTACATTACGACCTTGAATGGTAATATTATTACGCCAAGGAGCGTTGAATTGTAATACTGACGAACAATTAAATGTTTTACCATCTCCCTGAAATGTTCCACCAAATAGACATCCACCTATTTCAAGTACCATTGATTGATTAGCATAAGCCTCGAAACCACTTACTTGGAATCTAGTTGTATCATAAGTAAGTTTGAAACTAGTTGGGTCATCAGGTACGCGATACCAAGTTGTCCATGAATATATTTGTGTGAGTAATTTACCAGTAGGCCCACGACTTACCCGTACACCCGGCAAGCGCAGAACTGTTCCAAAACAAAGTGGAAATACTGTACCAATCTCTTCCTCACTTGGAAAATCAACACTTGTTTCTTTTATTTCAAGTAAGACATCTTTGCTATCCCAATCATTATTAACCTCAAATGCAAGAGTTCTATCACCCTCACTCCATGTTATAGGACTCATTATCTTGCCAACTAGTATAGGAGTAATATCTGATTGTGTTAATCCCTCAAACCAATGATAAATAGTTACAGGACGCTTCTCAATTATCTCAGAATCAAATACAGTTTTGAGGTCGCCATCTATATCACAAAGAGTAAGATTCGCACTATCTACTCCACCATATGTCCTATCATTTATTTTTGAACTAACGGTTCCGAAATCTGTTATTCTACCTTCTATATTCAAAGTGCCAAGAGTAAAACTCTTGTCACCATAATACTTAGTTCCACTTACCCAATCAATCTTAACAATAACAATAGGCTCAGAGCCAAGTCTACGAGTAGACTGAGCAATCGTACCAGCAGTCAATGTTCTAGCCATATTGAGCCTTCTATAGTTTGATTACGTAATCAGAAACTATTTGTTCAAGGTACTACCTCAAACTTTATTTCAAAATTGTATGTGAACTGATACCCGGCCCTATGATTAGTATTAACAAATTCGATTTCTTCAGTAATAATCTTTCCAAAATATATATTACTTTGCTCATCAATATACCGAATAGTTTGTCCACGACATAATATAAAGAATGCTTCTGCTTCCAATTTCTTAGTGTGAGTAATCTCTTCAAAGGGAAGAGAAAATTTATCAGCAGCAGGAGTGTAACGATAACTATGTAATGCTCCAGTCATGTCATGTTCAAACTTAGTCTTGACATTGACAGTATGAGGCATTGGAATCTGCGGATTAGGCAGAATTAACGTTGTAGATAAATATGTAAAAGTAATCATATTCTCTCACAAGTTGTCCATATGTGTGCATCATCAATTATATTTCTATCAGTTCTAGTTGCTGTTAAGACCCCATCATTCCATTCTATAAATTCAAATCCAGTATCGGGAATAACTGAAACTTCTGTACAGTCTTCGCCATCAGCTATTATCTGCCACATAGTGCCAACAAAAGTACAATTATATACATCATATCTTACAAGATGGTATACAGTTTCATCATTCACCGAAAGAATAGTATTATAACCAACATTAATAAATACCATAGTAGGTGGATTCAAATCCTCAGTAGTTCCTTGCCAATAAAGCCATTGGAAATCATCATCCTCATCAACTATCAACCATCCATTATCACCTTCTCCTACACTATCATACCATATTAATAAATTATGTGGATGTGTGACTCCCCTATAATATTTTCTTGAGCCTCCCTCAATGAGTTCATCTATATCTAATCCGATATTATATCTAAGATACGCATTGCCAGCAACTTCATATGTATCTTCTAAGGTTCCCCAACTTCTATAAATATTGATAGTCCGTTCTCCTTCAAACGTGAATTCCCAACCATACAAACCATCATCAGGTTCAGGACAACTTGGGTCAGTATTGGTTCGTCCTGCCTCACGATTAAAATTAATCTCTTTATCAATAATACAACCAATCCATTCTTGACCACAGAAATCTATTAATGTAATCTCTAATCCAGCAGTAGCCTTATAGAAAGCAATGAAAGCAGCTTTCTGTGATGCAGGCATACTTGTGAACTGATAGTGTAATTGTAGGAAGCGAGGATGGACACCAGTTTCCCTTAATTCCTCACCCCTTGAGTATCTATTGATGATATTGAGAATTACTTTAAGTGAGTCATCACTAGGATTACGTAAGTCAATTGTAGTAACTGGGTCAGTACAAGATAATGTTATATGGTCACGGTCGCAAACGTATTCATCATCACAGATACCGTGTGATGGGTCAGATTCGTTATAAGCAGCACCAGCATCATTGAACTCAATACCAGTAGATGCTGCTCTATTGAACTCCATTGGTTCTCTGATTGCGGAATCAGAGAATTCTACCCCACTATCAACTGGCTTAGTTGCATATGCCTCAGCAATATGACTAAGTTCAATTCCATTCTCACCAAATCTTACTTGCGTGATTGCTTCATCAAACTCAATTGCCCCTTCGCCATCCCTATAGATAATTCTTAACCGTTCATTTTCTTGGTCAAACTCAATATCAGTATTGGCTTCTACATTATATGTTAAATAGTTATCCTGACTGAACTCAATATCAGTTGAAGCAGAAACACTTATTTCCCTATGGGCATCTGCATCTTGGCTGAACTCAGCGTCATTCTCTCCAAATACTTGTTGTTCAGTATCTGCTTCAGCCTCGAACTCGATATCATTCTCAGCATCTCTACCAAATGTCCCTTCTCTATCAGTATCAGAATCGAATTCAATATCATTTGAAGCTGATACTTCTACAGCCCCAGCCTCTGATAAAGTTATATAACCACCTACGTCAACCCAAGAACCGACATAAGGAGTAACATCTGCTGTTTCTTCATAAAAATCTTCGACAACTCCAGAATCAGGAGTTCCTAAAATCCAACCCCATTTATCATTACCAAGAAAATGTTTACAGTAGAATAGTTTTCTATCAGTATCACCATTCTTAGTATAGACCTGCCTAGAACCACCGCTATAGTAAGTAAAAATGTCGCCAGAAGCCCATTCATAATATCCAGCACCTGCGGCTGAATAGTCGCCATCAAATAGAGCATCATCACTTACTGTGTAATTAGCCATCTCACTACCTTATGAAGAAGTCCCTGACTAGGTGATTTCTCACCTAGTCAGGGTAGCGGGGGAGGATTACGCAGCAGCCGCATTAATTGTGTAAGTAACCTTTAATACATCATCATCAGCCACAGTAACGGTACTTGCGAAATCAGCAGTAGCCCAAAGAGTACCAGTAGTACCACTCTTGGTATTATTACTGGTAAGGAATAGGCCACGGACAGTACCCGAAGCACTCATAGTGAAATCAACAGGAGTGGCATTGGTAATTGACTGACCAGAAGCAGCACCTTCAGTCCAAGTCACACGGTTGGCTTCATCATAACTAGTCCACTCAGTCCAGCCACCATGACCACCCATATTATCGCCAGCAGCATAACCAGTGAAACCTGCATTATTAACAATACCAATATACCAAGTAGCAATCTTGGTCACATCATGAAACATTACATCAAGAATCTTATCAAGACCATCATCTACTACTGCATTCTTGAAATCGTATGTTCCAATTAGTTTTCCCTTACGGAAATGTTCCACATGGAACATACCCTTGAGCTTCAATCTTCCACTATTTGGCTTCATCTTACTCTCCTTGTTGGGATTCTTGATTACGCAATCATTCATATCAATTCTCCTTTGTTATCTCTTATTTAACATTACCTGTCCATATGGAGTCTGTAATACTCCTGGTGTCACTTCGTATTCTCCACTTCTCCAAGGATTTGTATTATTAGGTTCTGTCATAATATTATTTTGTCCTCTCTTAGAACCTTTTTCAATACTTTCAACAACTTTACCAGTTATTTCTTTCCCATCAACATATATGGTGATTCGATTATTTATTTGAGGGGCAGGTCTAGTAGGAGCTAATGTTCTTGATGGGTCGATAGTCTTTCTACTAAATTGGTCTTGCCAACTAGGTATTGACACGTGTTCAGGTAGAGTACCAATAAATGCTGGTAATTGTTGAGTAGGACTTATTTTACGTTCTGCACCCTTCCACAATTTTCTTGTCCAATCTTGACTTGTCTGACCAATTGTGTTTCCACCCAATCCAAGTTCAAATGTCTTAAAGATATCATCCTTACGTAATCCACCTAGACCGGGAAGTCCCTTCTTTATTTCAGTAGTCTTAGTTTCCTTATCAAAGAACTTATTCATTACATCAGTATTTTTAGTCGTAGATTCAGAATTCTTATTCTGAGCATTTGTTAAAGTCTGAGCTACTGTCTTTAATTCTTCTTTATTTTGCTGTTCTGCAGCCCTACTTTTTTCTAATTGTTGACGTAATTCTTCTAATCTTTTCATTAAAGCAGGGTCACGACCTTCCGTACTTACAGTTCCAGTCGTATCTTCTTGATTCTCTAACTGCATTTGGTCTCGTATAGCTTCTGAAGTAGCAACAAGTTCTTCAAGTTCATCAACAAGTTTTGCTTGTATCTTACGTTCAGCCTCAATTTTATCAACTATTACTTTCAAACCGGGTACAGGTTCAGATATTTTTGATGTATAAATAACTGATAAAATACCTAATAACTTATTTAATGAGGCTTGTTCTCCAGCAGGTCTAGCTAATGGTTTGCCTGTAGCCACTATAGAAGCTAAATTATCAATTTTACTTATTACTCTTTCATCCCACTTAACAGTTTCACTTATCTTATCTATTAATATTTTTTGTTGTTCTCTAGATAATGATGCAAAAGTATTAATATATCCACCTAAAATATCATTAAGGGGTCCAACTGCTGATGCTTCACCAAATACATTAGTTCCTAATCTTTCTGTATTTAATCCAGAAGCAATGTCACCTAAAAATTTACCAAATTCATTTGGCTTAATAGCAACTTGTAATCTACCAATTTCATTTAATAGAGCAGTCAATTCTTCTTTTGAAGATTTCTGTTTTTCGACTCGCTCCTTTTCTAAATCTGTAAATTTCTTTTGCTCTTCTAGCAATGCGTCTAAACGTTTTGTGCTTTCAGCTGCCTGCTTATCTAATATAGCTAATTCATTTTGCTTATTAATTAATGTAGCAATCTCTGCTAACTTAGAAGTTGCAGCAGCTTTAAATTGGTCTACACTTTTAATACTACCAGTTGATATATTTTCAATTTTACTTGTTAGTAGGCCAATACGTTCAGTCTCTTCTACACCACCAATTATAGCTTGTATTTTAGCAGATATCTCAGGAGAACTTGTCTTAGCAATCTCTTTATATAAATCATTAATAACTGATTTGTATACATCCATTTGCTTACTAAAATCTTTTTCAGTAAATTTTATTCCCTTTAATTCATCATATAAAGCTTTAATAATTTCTAAGCGAGCTTTTTCTTGTTTCTCAAGTGCTTGCGCTTGTTCTAAGCGTTTCCTATTATTAGCTTGTATAACTAATTCAGCTTGCTTATATGATTCTATAAGCAAAAGACGCCGTTTAAGTATTTCATTGTAACTGAATCCGAACTCACGCAATCTTTCAGTTAATCCTAATATCTTTTCAAATGACTCCCTAGCCGTATCTAAATTATCAGTTTTAATGGCTTCTTGGAATCCCCCAGCTATTAATTGAACATATTGCTTATAAATTTCAAATTGCCGAGCAAAAGTCTGCATTTCTGTAGGCTTTTGACCGGGTTCAGGCTGGACAAATTTGCCTTTTTGTTCTAATGTAGCTTGATAATCTAATAATCTTACCCTAGCTTTTTCCCATGCCTCATCTACTTTACCTATATTCTGAACAAGTGTATCATAGAAAGATTCATTAATTTTACCGGTATTAATTTTGTCCACTATCTTTTCAGATTCTTTTAATCTACTAACAATTGCCTTAATAGCCTCTCCAATTACTCTAACTCTATTTTCAAGCATACCAATAATTGATTCAACAAATGAACCTAAAGCATCCTGACCTTCTTTTATGCCCTTTGTTAATTCTTCTATTTCAGGAGTTAACATAGTTTTCCGTCTAGCTGTTAATTGTAAAAATTGTTGATTAACTTTTTGTAATCCTCCAGAAACTTTTTCAGCATCCTCATTAATTTTTTCTATTGATTTTGCATACGCTAAATTTACTTCAGTACCATCTTTAATATTTTTTTCTAATTCACTAGCCGCTGAACTAGTTTCAAGCCATTTTCTGATTCCATGAGTTAGCATAGCTATAGCAGTAGCAATTAAAGCAGTAATACCCAATACTTTAACCATTGAAGTAGCTCTGAACGAAGCTAACTGAGCTAATTCTTGTTTCTGTTGAGCTAATCTAGCAAAATGTTCAGAAGCTTCCAAATGCCCTAATTGAAGCATTTCTATTTCTTTTTCACGAATCTTAGCAATTTCAATATCCATTAACCCTAATTTAACTTTAAGTAAAGTTATAATTACACCCTGTTCAGTAGAAGTCATAGCTAAAGCTATTCTATATCCTGCATATATGGCAACCAATGCTTTAAGTGCATCAATAAATAACTTAGTAAGTGTTAATAATGAACGAGTATTACCGGTAATTTTTGCAGCACCGTTAATAACAATTTGTACAACTTCTAAGAATGACCTTCCAATCCCCGCAATAAAATAATTACGTACTTGATTAGCTTGTATCTGTAATTGTTTACCTAAGCTTTCTACTGCTATCTGTGTTGCCTTAGAATAATATTGTATTGCCCCATTGAAATCTTTAAGAGTCTGATTGAATGCTTCTGCTTTATTACCAGTCAAACCAAGTATACCATTGATAGCACGTATTGAATTAAAGAAATCATTCATTTGCTCCGTACCCTTACCAATTCCCTCAGCTTCCAAACGTAAAAATTCTTCATTTAATTTATTAATTACTCCAATAAATCCAAATGTTTTAATAGCCATCTGACCAGTATCAACACCCCATGTCTTAAATATGGCAGTCATTTCTTCAGTAGGGGAGATAAGTTTTAAGAAAATGTTGCGTAACTCAGTCATTACAACTGCTGGTTTCTTGCCTTGAATGGTTAATTGAGCAATACCAGCAGCTAAATCTTTAAGTGGAACCCCTAATTGAGCAGCTATAACAGCTACTCTACCAAATGAATCTGCTACTTCATCAGCACGTACACGACCTAATTCAATCATCTTAAATAGTATAGCAGATACCTCTGTACTATTTACAGCACTTAGACCATAAGCATTTAGAGCACTTGATAATAGATTAACTGAATTCTCTGTAGAAGTAACTGATGCGCGAGCAAATTCCATTGCATTACGCATGAATATGAAAGCATCAGCACCTTTAGCAATCTGGTTAGAGATTGCTTGATATGTACCTTCAATTGTATCCTCAAGTGTAGAACCGAATTCATCAGATAATCTCTTTGCTCCCTCGAACCATTGCTCAAATGGTAGTTGCACATCTTGTGATATTGTACGTATTTCACTAATACGCTTTTCAATATCAGCAGTAGCCCTGATACCATCACGTATTTGCCTAATCAGAGCATAGATGGCACGATGTACAGTTTGTGCTACAGCAAATCGTAACCAGAACTTCCATGCCGCGTTCATTCGTGAAGCCATTTGCTCGCTACCATGAGCAGCAATTAAGGTGGCTTTGTTATATTCAAGTAAAGCCTGATTAGTCTTCTTCATCGGGTCAATAGGAACTGTGAAAGCTTGCTTTAACGTACTACCAATATTCTGAATAGCTTTACCATATCCAGTACCAATTCTTAATTGACCAGTTACAGCATCAAGATTAAGAGATTTCAAAGCAGTCATGCCAGCTTTAATAGAAGCTGGGCTAAATGCCATTACATAATTTTTACCTAATGTTACTAATGACCTACTTAGATAATTATTATTGGCAATTTCTTCTAGACGAGATGCTTTACGTTGAGTAGCTGCTAATAAATCCTGTGCATATACTCGAAGGAGTTGACCACGTGATGCTATTTCTGTTTTGATTACAGAAGCAATACGACTTCTTAAAGAAGCTTGTTTTGCTATGGCTCTAGTAGCCTCATCTGTAAGCATAACATATTTACGAAGCCGTAATAAATCCTTATCTGAGGTCTTATATGCAGCTAATTCAAGTGCGGAATAATTAGGAGGGGGAGCAAATTGAGGAGCGAGAGGTTGTCTTTGTGGCCCCTGCATTACACCAGTAGATTTAGTATAATCACCTTTTAATAGCCCAAGTTGAGCACCAGTAAATATTGAACCTAACCCTTTACCTCTTTCAGATAGAGTAGCTAATGCTCTATCTTGAGCAGCTGAAACTTTATCTAATCCTAAAGCAGTATTATTGGCGGTAGTCTGCAATGTCCGTAAAGCTTTATCCTTTGCAGCCACCGCCGATACAAAATTTGTTTTTGCACCAGCAAATCCACTAGCTTTTGCTTCTAATTCTCCAAGTGCTTTTGAAGCATTGGCACTAGTCTTATACCAATTATCAAGTTCTTCTTGTACTTGTTTAAGACCAGTTGAAGTTACTTTAATATTAACAGCTGGATTCTGTGTATTATTAATAGCCTGTAAAGTGGCTGCAAAATTAGCACCACTTTGTGCTGCTTTGTCAAAATCAAGAGATAATTGTTCTACTGATTTTGAAGCTGGCGAGGTATCAATTTCAATTCTTTTCATTCCGTTTACTCCTAGAATGCTATATTAACTTTAATTGGTTTTGAAGCCCTAATAATTAAATCATTTAATTGTTTGTCAAGTTTTCTTGATGCTCTTACTTCTAATTCTTTTCTAACAGCAGGCATTGCACCAGTAAATCTTTCAGGTAGTAACTTTTGTCCCTTGAGTATTTTAACAGATGTTTTGACTATGTAATCATCTTGGTCAGGAATAATAGTATTGGACAATGCTGATATTGTTGCATCCGCCGCCCAACGTCCAACAATCATTGCCTGTTCAGGCCAAATCTTTTCTACAACTGACATACTAAAATGATGAATACGTGTTTCAAAATAGAAATATGACTTCTTCATAGATATATAAAAATAATATCCTGACCTAGCTGCACCAGCTTCTTTATCTTTTCGTTCTCCACTCAAAAAATATACATAACTTAATTTATGTTTTCCCTTTAATAAAAATTTACTGCCGGGGCCAACTTTTAATTGTGAAGCAATATCAATTGACCCCGGCGAATCTGTTAATCCTAAAAATACTTCTGCTCGTCTATTATAAGAACCCCCATCCATTCTTTCAATATGACTTTGAGCTAATAATGCACCTTTTGCCATTCCTGACCATACTGGAATAAAACGTTCAGCGGCTAAAGCAAATTGAGTTGCAGCTTGCTTTAATACATTCAACATATTTCGTTGAAAGTATTTATAATACTTTGCTTTATCAATAGCAAATATTTCTATATCTGCTTTAACCTTCGGCATTATTTACTTCCTATAAATGGACAACCTATTGTCTGTGCCTCTTCATGTTCTCTGACTTCTTCATAAGCAATCAATAAAGCCTTATCCCAAACTGAGTTCTCTTCAAAATCTTCTATTATGTTTGGTGGTTTTATTCCTAGTCTTTCGCAAGCTCTCCAAATTATGTACTCAATAGTTCTTCCACTAGGATAAACAGGGCTTAACCCTGAACCACCTTTAAAGCTAAAAAACGTTTCTTTGCAGCCTCAATCTTTGCTTCATCAAGTCCATTTGCTTCCATTACTGCCGTAATCAATCGACCAATCTCAATTTGATTCAGACCAGCTTCACGTAACTCTTCCTCATATTTATCATAAGTGGAAGGGTCATTAATTTTGACCTTTTCCCACTCTAATTTTTCTGTTATAGACAGGGATTTCACAACCATGTAATTAGTACGTTGTTTTGCATAATTTTCGCAAGCAGCAATATACTTCTTATCAGTTAAATCCGGTACAGGACTCGATTCTCCCTTACGCTGAATCATTGGAGGTATTGGAGCAGGACATATAGTATCAAACTCCTTGAAGTCCAATACTGCTCCTGCCTTAAAGAATACCTCGCCACCCTCCCTAATAATTGGGACGATTACCTCTGGCGGCATGTCTAACCGCTTACCATCGATTTTCATTTACACATCCTCCGCAGAATGTTTGAGTGGAATTTGTTTTGATTATGTAATCATCCCCATCCACCCGATGGGGATGACTACATAGGTTACTAGTTACGAACTCGAAACGGCGATACGGGTCGGAGTGACCACGGTAACGTTGCACTTACCAGTTACCGCAATCTGACCAGCACGAAGGTCATAGTTAAGTTCTTCATGACGGAAGTCCGGCAGAAGAATTAACTCAGCCTTAGTACCATCCTCACAATCCGGGTCGATATAAATCTCGATATCGACACAATAGGGTTCGCACGGGTCGGAAGAAGATGACACCCAGCCCGATGCCTCACCACGCCTGTAGAGAACGTCTACGGGAGTCGGAGGATTGCCAGTATCTGCCTTCAGCCATTCCCATTGGAACTCAAGACTAACATCAACGGGGGCTTCATCACCGTTACGCACGGTATCAAGCCGGCCCTTATCAAGAGCGTATTCACGAGCAATACGCTCAACGAAGGTAACATTACCTTCGCCTACCTTAATCTCAAGTTCATTGGGAGTCGGCGTAGCGCCGTCCTTGAACTTGATGGTTGCGTTCTTGATATCAACTTTCATCTGCCTTACTCCTAATAGCTATTATCCATATTAAGGTACATTTCATAATGTCCCTCAATCTGGCCTTGTTTGATGTTCTCACTAGGCTTAGTCTGCCCGAAATGACTCTCCACAAGTCTCTGCCTGAATTCTTGTAATAGTATTAACGAACCAACAAACGTACCATCATCTTCAAGTCCATTACCATATTTATATACTGGTATGCAACGTACAAAGGCTTTTTGAATTATTCCAAGCATCTTTAAAAGATTGTACATATCGGAGACGCTACATTGAGCTTGAGCATATACATTTACTTCCACAATCAAATTAAAGCAGTTCCTACTCATCTCAACCATATATGGGCCATCAATTTTTATCTCTGTAAAATTAGATTCTTTATTGGTAATTCTTACTGCACCATCAATATGTAGATAGTTAGTTTCTTTTCTATCATCAAAATGCTTGTTGATAGATGTAACTATCCATCTTGCAATATGTTGCTTAACGCTCACCAGTAGCCACTCCTTCTAATTGTAGAATCTGTACAACTTCTACTGGTAATACTTGCTCAGGTAATGTCCCTTTAATATGAGCAATTGAAATTAAGTAAGCTAATCCTTCATTGAAATCTGTAGCTTTGTAAAGTTGATAGGCTTTATTATTTATAATTAATTTATCGTTGAACTCAGGCTGTGTAGGGTCAAATCTCCACGCCCTAGGCAAATCACGCACATCCACAATCACATCTCTACGAGTCCTATCGTAGTAATCACCATAATTAAAATTCTTATTAGCTGCTAAGAATGATAATGGATATGCAAATGTCCTCATCCAATCATCAGGAAGAAGTATAGCACGTTTGATAGTCACAACATTCCATGTGGTATCCAACTCGCCAGTCTCGATATTAGTCGTAGAACTGACGAGTTGGTACCAATTCATGGGTACGGCCCAAGTCTTCTTTAGGTCGTACAGTATTCTGTGGATATGATGTTTGCCGTAGAAACGCATGAGTACTGATTACCCAAGCAGGACGACGCCTTGACGAATATCCAACACAGCCGCACCACAAAGCATGTCAACAGTAATTAGAGTACCCTGCTTTATGCCGTCATAAGTCATAACAACACGAATCGAAAGGTCATTATAGGAAGCCACAGCAGCCGCAACAGGAGCCTTCGGGAGAGCCAAAGGCCGAGTTACAAGAGCCAGAGCATCCCTAATGAAACCGAAGTTATAGGAACCACCAGGGCCAACACCAAGAATCGCACCGTCAGCAATCGCGCCAACAAGAGGACGATTCA